AATGGGTTTAGGATTTAATGATGGATTTGCTTTCTGGGAACACTATTGTCCCGTAGAGAAAGATATAATGGGATTTGAGAAGGGAACACCGTGCGACTGGTGCGGTGCTACAGAGAATGATACACTTCGAGAAACTAAGATTCAAGAACTTCCTCTCGACAGGAAATAACTTTACAGAGATTGAGTTCGAGACCGCCCCGACCACTTTGGTGGTGGGTCAAAACGGTGCGGGTAAGTCAACCATGTTGGACGCATTGTCGTTTGGCTTGTTTGGTAAACCTCATCGTAAAATTTCCAAACCTCAACTGGTGAACAGTATCAATGGCAAAGGCACATTGGTCGAAGTTGAGTTTCGGATTGGTTCACAACAATATAAAGTTGTCCGTGGTATCAAACCTAATAAGTTTGAAATCTGGGTCAACGGAAATATGGTGAACCAAAATTCTCATGCTCGTGAATACCAGACGATGCTTGAGAATAATATCGTCAAGTTGAACCACAAGTCTTTTCACCAGATTGTGGTTCTTGGGTCTTCATCCTTCGTCCCGTTTATGCAACTTACCTCTCAAGCTCGGCGCGAAGTGATTGAAGACCTACTTGACATTAATGTTTTCAGTAAGATGAACTCATTGTTGAAAGAACGAATGTCTATCCTGAAGGACAAGATTAGTGATAATGGTCATCAGTTGAGTATGGTTGAAACCAAAATCAATGCACAGAAAAAATATCTCCGTGACCTGAGTTCAATAACTGCACAGCAGAAGAAAGAAAAACTCGACACAATCAAATCTTTGCAGGAAGACATTCGTGTTCTCAATGAGAGGAATGAGGAACTGACAAATGAAATCACTTCGAAGTCCCCAAGTGTCAACGAAGGAACATCTTCTGTTACTTCGGATATTACTAAACTCGATACCTATATGGCGCAATTCCAAACGCAACAAAAAGAAGTCGTCAAACAGGCCAAGTTTTTCGAAGAGAACGATACATGTCCGACATGCGAACAAGATATTGACCAGTCAACGAAAGACTATCATCTCGAAAGGTGTAAAACCAAAGCGGGGACTATTAAAAACGCACTCGACATGGGTAAGTCCCAGAGAGAAACTCTTCTCAAGAAACAAGAAGAGTTGCAGTCACAAATGGATTCTATACGGGAATGGCAATCAGCAGTCAACGCTAATGCTCAAGAGATTGGGTCAATTAACAGAACCATCGATGGACTTAATGGTGAGTTATCCCGTCTTGGTGAAGAGACAGGTGACCTCAGTGAAGCGAATACTGAACTGGAAGTTCTCCGTGTAGAGAAAGAACAGTTGCAGGATGAGAAGTTCAAACTGAATGAACAGAACTCATACTATCGTGTCAGTGCAGAGATGTTGAAGGATACTGGTATCAAGACTAAGATTATCAAACAGTATATCCCTGTTATCAACAAACTCACCAATGACTATCTTAATATCCTAGACTTCTTTGTTCACTTCAATCTGAGTGATTCATTCGAGGAGACTATTCGTTCACGTCACCGTGACAACTTCTCCTACGACTCATTCAGTGAAGGTGAGAAACAACGTATTGACTTGTCACTATTGTTCACATGGCGTCAGATTGCCAAGATGAAGAATAGTGTCGCGACCAACCTTCTTGTGTTGGACGAAACCTTTGACTCCTCTTTGGATGAAGAAGGTATTGATAATCTCATGAAGATTATTGCAACCGTGGCTGAGGACACGAATGTGTTCATCATCTCACACAAATCAGAACTCGAAGACGCAGCCTTCTCTCGTAAGATTGAGTTCGTCAAAGAGAAAAACTTTTCTAAAATTAAGGGTTGACAAATATATGAGAATGTGTTACTATTAACACAATCGAATTAGAAAGGCGATTATTATGGAACTTACAGATTCAACTATCAACATTTTGAAAAACTATGCAACCATCAATCCGAACATTGTGATTGATGAGGGCAATACATTGAAAACAATCTCTGTTGCGCGGAACGTTCTCTCTGCAACAGAAACTAACGAGACCTTCCCACAGAAGTTCGGTATCTATGACCTGAATGAATTTCTGAACGTGTTGTCTCTCGTTGACCAACCTCGTCTCAAGTTTGAGTCAGACTTCGTTGTCGTGGGTGACAGCACTGGTCGTTCATCGGTCAAGTATTTCTACTCTGACCCTGAGATGTTGACTTCGCCTGGCAAGGACATCAACATGCCAGAAGCAGAAGTTAAATTTACCCTAGATACTGATACATTGGGTAAAGTAAAACGTGCAGCAGCTGCACTGGGACATGAGGCAATCTCTGTCACTCCTGCAACTGGTGCGGTTCGTCTGACGGTCACCGACACAGAAGACAAGACATCCAATACCTTCTCGATTGAAGTAGAAGGGACATATCCAGAGGGGGTTGATTTCAACTTCGTTCTGAATGTTGGTAATGTGAAAGTTATCAACGAAGACTTTGAGGTTGAGATTTCCTCTAAACTAATCTCTAAATTCACCAGTAAACAGTCACCGACTGAATACTATATTGCACTTGAAAAATCATCAGTTTATGGAGCATAATGATGGCTAATAAAGAAGACCACTCTGCAATCTACGACTTGGGCAATCGCGTTGCTCGTTCTACAGTTGCAGTCATTGATACAGTCGTCCAACGTGGCGGTTTCAAAGGTGAAGAACTTTCGACTATCGGTCAACTTCGTGACCAAGCAGTCCAGATTGTTCAAATCTGCGAAGAGTATCAATCGTCGCAAAGTCTTGACGACGACGAAGAATAAGTCTGAGCGTTTCCTTTCCGCCGACTTATGGGGTGGGATGCGTGTCTCCTTTCCGCGCATCCCACTTTTTTCTTGACATACACATATTAATGTGTTACTATTGTTTTTTATTATGGAGAAAGTATGAGTAATGAATTCCTCTGGGTCGAGAAGTATCGCCCTCAAACCATCCAAGAAACTATTCTACCAGAAGACCTGAAAGAAACCTTTCAGAAGATTGTTGACTCTGGTGAGATTCCTAATATGTTATTCACGGGGACTGCGGGTCTAGGTAAGACCACGGTTGCTCGTGCAATCTGTAACGAACTGGGTCTGGACTACATTGTAATCAATGGTTCAGAAGAGGGTAATATCGACACCCTGCGTGGTAAGATTAAACAGTTCGCATCGTCTGTGTCTCTGTCAGGTGGATACAAAGTTGTTATCCTTGATGAGGCAGACTACCTAAATCCTCAATCTACACAACCAGCCCTGCGTGGGTTCATCGAAGAGTTCTCACAGAACTGTCGGTTCATTCTGACATGTAACTTCAAGAACCGTGTCATCGAACCTCTGCACTCTCGTTGTGGTGTGTATGAGTTCAACGTCAAGACCAACAAAGACCGTGCGACATTGGGTCAAGCATTCTTCTCTCGTTGTCGTGACATCCTTGTCAAAGAGGGTATTGAGTTCAATGGTAAGACTGTTGCGAATCTGGTGATGAAACACTTCCCCGACTTTCGCAGAGGTCTGAATGAACTGCAACGTGGTAGTATCGGTGGTAGTATCACTACTGATATCATTGTTGAAGACAACACTAAATACTCAGACCTGTATAAACATTTGAAGGAGAAAGACTTCAAGAAGATGCGTCAGTGGGTCGTGAATAATATTGACCTTGAACCCGCATCAATCTTCCGTGGTATCTATGATAGTGTGGAAGGTAATGTGCGACCAGAAAGTGTTCCGCAACTCATTCTTATCATTGCTGATTATCAATACAAGAATGCGTTTGTTGCAGACCACGAACTAAATCTGGTTGCTTGTTTAACTGAATGTATGGCTAATGTGGAGTATGTATGATGAAATTTAGATATACAGAATATACCCAAAGCGCGACCACAAAAGAGTATAATGTGACGCAAGAAGTTTTGGATGAATATAAAATTACCGCAGAACAACTCGAAGTGTTTCTGAGAGACCCTGATGAAGCAGAGGACGATGTATGTGATGCTGTCCGTGAAATGCTCTGGGAATTGGAATATGAGATTTATTCCGAAGATGACCGATTCGATGATGAACAATTTGATTTAGTTGAAGATGAAGATTGATAGATACTATTTCTTTACGTCAGAACATCACCCAAAGGGTAGTTACAATGAGGTGCATCCGTGTCGCATTGTGAGAACAAGATGGCGTGAACAAGGTTGGTATCTCAACTCGTTCTATCGTGTCTCTAGTTTCAGAGGAATCAAGATTGGTTGTATCTCTATGGGCCTTGTGTCGGGATATCGTAGACACAAGATTCCGTATATAGCATATCATTGGAACGGTGGGTTTACTCTTCCAGTATTCCTATTGTCTTGGATGATGGGTTCTGAAATGAAGAAAATTACTTGCACTTATGGTGATAGAAAACTGAAGACATCTTTGAAAATGATTTGGAAAAAATGGATTAAGTGATGGAATATAAGACTTGGGAAAAAGTATTGGCTCGTTCACTCGACTATTATATTGGTCGCACAGACGAGGATGAACCAAAAGTTCCTGTCCTAACTATGCGGCAGGCAAAGCGAGGATTATATATAAAGATAGTGCTGCAGTTGGTAAACTGGATTACCTGTTTCTTCATCTGTGCGGGCGTAATCAGACATTGGGGATAGACATGAAGTATGTAAAACCAGGCAAGTATGACCACATTCCAGAAGAACGTTCATGGTATTATGATGACTTCGGAAACCGTATCGATAAAGAGACGGGAGACTTTGTTGTATTGGCGTTGCCACATAAAGAAGAACCGAAACATGAAATCATGAGTGTTGTAAAAGTTGATGGTGAATGGAAACCAGTTCAAATGGAATTTGATTTCCGTGATGATAATGAAAAGGATGCACTCTTTGAATAAGTGGGACGAAGCTCACATGCAGGCCGCGAAGGTTTACTCTAAACTTTCCTCTGCACAGAGACTACAAGTTGGTTGTGTTCTTGTAAAGGACAACCGTATCATTTCAATCGGATATAACGGTATGCCGTCAGGATGGACAAACGTATGTGAGACCTCTGACGAATACGGTATGCGTCCAGTAACAAAACCAGAGGTTCTTCATGCGGAGACGAATGCGATTGCGAAAGTCGCGCAGTCAAACGAATCGGCGAAGGGCGCAACTGCATACACGACCTGTGCGCCCTGTCTCGACTGTGCAAAACTCATCTATCAAGCCGGTATATCCAGAGTTGTATACGGACACAGATATCGAAGTGACCAAGGATTGACTTTCCTAGAAGAGTGTGGTATAATTGTAGAATGTATGGAGACTTGATATGAACCCCTTTGATTATGTAACTTCGATTAACTACACCAAGAAAGATGTCATGGAAGACGAGAAGACCTACAATGGGTTTATGGTCAACCGTAGTCTTTCCTACTTCTCTGACACTGTTGTTCTCGCAAATGAGATGAATCGGTATCACCATCTCGACAATCGTCTACAATATCAATTTCTTATAAATATGGTTAGGAAACGGAAACGTTTCTCCAAATGGGCAAAACCCGAAACACATAATGACGTTGATGTGGTGAAAGAATACTATGGATACAGTAACGAGAAAGCACAACAAGTTCTCGCCCTTCTCTCGCCTACTCAACTACAAAAATTAAAAGAAAAGGTGAGTAAAGGTGGAAGAAAATAATTTAGTCTCATGGAGTCCTGTGAATATGCTAGAGGTCACTCTGGCAGAACCCGATGACTTCCTCAAAGTTCGCGAAACTCTGACACGCATCGGTGTCGCATCCCGCCGCGAAAATAAACTATTCCAATCATGTCACATTCTGCACAAACAAGGCAGATACTATATCGTTCACTTCAAAGAACTATTCATGTTGGACGGTAAGAAAGCAAACCTCGAAGAGACGGACGTGCAACGTAGAAACACGATTGCGACTCTATTGTCTGACTGGGGTCTACTGGAAATTCAAAACAGTGAACAGGCCGAGGACTGCGCTCCTCTCCGTCAAATCAAGATTATTGGATATCGTGAGAAAGACCAATGGGAACTTTGTCCGAAATACAACATCGGAAACAAATAAACAAACCGTTTATTGTTGAACACATTGATTTGCCGGAATATTCCATAGAAGATATTTTGACTACAGATGGTGACTTTAGACTAACTGAAGTTTTTGGTGTTGATAAAAAAGTCATTCGCGCTTTCAATTATGAAAAAGTCAAAGATAGACCAGATTTTGTTGATGAACTGATAAAACGATATAACATGGACGAAGTGACAATATTCGCTTCAATGGATGATTATACGCTGACAGGACTTCGTAAACATGTAGACCCTTTACATATCTGTGCTATAAATATTGTGGGAATAACTGAATGGATTGTAGAAGACAAATATCATTTTACTCTTAATGTAGGTGATGTTCTTCACGTTCCAGCATATATGAAACATGAAGTAAATCCTTTAAGTAATGATAGATTGTCAATGAGTTTTTATCGATATGATTGATTTTGATAAACATATTGAAGATATCCGTGTCAAACGTCACTGGTGGGATAAACTTGATGTGAGTGATATTGACTGGGGTCGTATGATGCAGTTGATTGATACGCATCCTAGAAATCTCTACGATTGGAATCGTGATAAACAGAGGTTGGGTTTGAATGAGTTTCATCGGCGACCATCTGCACCTCGTATTGCAAAAGATATTGTATCTGATATGGATGAGTTCTTTGCGAAACGTGCGCCTCGTAAAGAGAAATATGAAAAGGGCCCGCCCCAGATTACGAACATTGCGTTCTGTGGATTTGGTCAATACTCTGGTTCATACCCAAGACACAAAGATAGTATGGATGTATTCCTACTACAGGTAATCGGTGCAGTTCCGATTCGCATTGGTTATGGTGAAGAGGAATCCGATGAGGATGACATTCGTGTTATGAAACCAGGCGACATCGTTTGGTTACCACGAGGAACGTGGCACCAACTTACACCCGAAAAGTCTCGTGTAAATTTCTCTTTTGGTTTTGAGAGTGATATGGACGCAGACCCAAAAAATTGGTTGTAGGGCTTGTAATCTAAAATCTATACATTATATATAGTATTGAGGATGCCGATAACGGGTTCTCAAACTGTCTTGCTAGATAATAGGAGATAAAAAGACATGACTAATTTAGAAAAACAACTGTTCCCGAAGTCCGCTTTCATTGGATTTGATAGACTACTGGATGATATGCAGTTCGCTGCGTCACACGCAAACGACCACTATCCTCCACACAATATC